AAAGACAACACACCAACAGATAATATTGACGTAGACAGTAAAAACGTCTAGTCATATTAACTAAAGGAATCTATTATGGCACGAAAACTCTATGAATATTTAAGCCCAGCACATGCAGGACTTGAATTAGTAGAATCTAAAGATGGGAAGGACTTGTATATGCAAGGACTTTTCATTCAAGGTGTAGTAGAAAATCAAAATGGCAGGGTTTATCCTCGCCAAGAGATTGAACGTGCTGTAGAAGATGTGAGACAGAGATTAGGTGGAGGCGAAACTGTAATGGGCGAGTTAGATCATCCAGAAGAGTTACAAATCAACTTAGATAGGGTTAGCCATATAATCACAGACATACATATGGATGGTGATAATGGCATAGGTAAACTCAAAATCATAGAGACCCCGATGGGTAACATTGCAAGTGCTTTATTAAAAGCAGGTGCAAAGTTAGGTGTATCAAGTAGAGGAAGCGGTAATGTTAACGAAAGTGGCAAAGTTTCCGATTTTGATATAGTAACAGTAGACATCGTTGCACAACCGAGTGCTCCAGATGCGTACCCAAAGACAATTTATGAGAGTTTATTTAACATGAGAGGCGGGGCAACCATTTATGATACAGCTTCGGCTCTAACACACGATAAAAGTGCAGAAAAACACCTAATAAACGAAATGACTCGTTTTATTAGGGAATTAAATATAAAGTAAGTAGGAGACTACTATGGCAGTGAAATTTAACGAGATACTTGAAGGATTAGAACTTTCTGAAGAAGTTGGTTCATCTATTCAAGAGGCTTGGGAAAGCAAACTTGTCGAAGCAAGAGATGAACTTACTGCAGAGCTTAGAGAAGAATTTGCCCAGCGATACGATCATGACAAAGGTCAGATTGTTGAAGCAATGGACAAATTCATTACTACTAAGGTCGAAGCAGAAGTTTTAGAACTTGCAGAAGACAGGAAAGCATTAGCAGACCAACAAGTTAAGTATCGCAAGGCTGTCAGTGAACACGCAAAACTACTTGATAAATTTGTAACTGAACAAGTTGCAAAAGAAGTCAGGGAACTTCGTGCAGACAGAATTCGTACAAGTGACCATGTTACAAAATTAGACGATTTTGTAGCAGAACATCTTGCTGAGGAACTTTTAGAGTTCCACGAAGACAAGAAAGCACTAGTTGAGCAAAAAGTCAAAATGGTAAGAGAAGGCAAAAAGCAATTAGCAGAAGCCAAAAAAGAGTTCATTAAGAAAGCGGCAAACAAGGTCGAAGGCGTTGTTAACACCGTTATTACTAATGAAGTCAAATCTTTCCGTGATGATATTACTTCAGCCCGTGAGAACGACTTTGGACGTAGAATTTTTGAAGCATTCGCAAATGAGTATGGCGCAAGCTATCTCAACGAAGCTAAAGAAATTAAGCAAGTCCAACAAACATTAGCCGATATGGCAGTAAAACTTAAAGAAGCAGAAGCAACAGTTGAATCGAAAGATTCCGCAGTTAAATTAGCAGAAAGTAAGTTGAACGTGACAAAAGACTTAATGAATCGTAAAGATAAGTTAAGCGAACTGATGTCACCATTAGGCAAAGAGAAGAAAGAGATTATGTCAGACTTACTCGAAAGTGTAAAGACAGTAAACTTAACAAAGCAATTTGATAAGTTTCTTCCATCGGTTTTAGATGGTGATACATTAAGAGCAAAAAAGACTAATATCACAGAATCAGTAACAAAAGAACACACTGGTGATAAGAAGGTGACTGCGAAAGCGGGAGCCGATGACAGAACGGATGATGTTGTAGAAATAGACACTATCCGTAAACTAGCCGGACTTTCAAAATAATTAGGAGTTAAAAAAATGGCAAATTTATTTGAAAGCAACTGGTCCGCTACCAAGGAAGCACTTACTGAAGGCCTTAATGGTCAACGTAAGTCAACTATGGATGTGGTACTCGAAAACGCAAAGCGTCAATTGTCAGAGGCCGCAACCGCAGGAGCTACCGGAGCAGGATCCGTCGCAACATTAAACAAGGTAATGTTACCTTTGATCAGAAGGGTTATGCCTTCCGTGATCGCAAACGAACTAGTAGGCGTTCAGCCTATGACTGGCCCAGTAGGGCAAATCCACACACTAAGAGTCAGATATTCTGAAACTGGTGGTGGAGCAACAGCAGGTGACGAGGCTTTAAGTCCTTTCAAACTTGCTAGTACTTACGCTGGAACCCCAGATGCAACTGCATCTGCTGAAGGAACAGCAGGTAAGAAAATGAGCATTCAAATCTTAAAAGAAACTGTTGAAGCTAAGACTAGACGTCTAAGTGCAAGATGGACTTTTGAGGCGGCTCAAGATGCAGAATCTATGCACGGCGTTGACGTTGAAGCAGAAATTATGCAAGCCTTAGCACAAGAAATTGTTGTTGAAATTGACCAAGAAATTATTGGTTCTTTGAGAACATTGGCTGGAACAGGCACAAACACACTTAACTTCAGCTCTTTGAGCGGAACAAGTGTATTTGTCGGTGACAGACATGCGGCATTGGCTATAGAGATCAACAGAGCGGCTAACAGAATCGCGGCTAGAACAAGACGTGGCGCTGGTAACTATGTTGTTGTATCTCCAGAAGCATTGACAATCTTACAAAGTGCGTCAACTTCGACTTTTGCAAGAACAACTGAAGGGTCTTTCGAGTCTCCTACAAACACTAAGTTTGTTGGTACTTTGAACGGAACTGTTAAAGTTTTTGTAGACAACTACGCGGCAGACGGAACAGACGTATTAATAGGTTATAAAGGTTCATCAGAAACTGATGCTCCTGCATTCTATTGTCCTTACGTTCCATTAATGTCAACAGGTCCAGTAATGGATCCAACTACCTTTGAACCAGTAGTGTCATTTATGACACGTTACGGTTATAAAGAACTTACTAACACAGCAAGTTCATTAGGTAACGCGGCAGATTACGTTGATCATATCACTATGTCAAACGTTGCATTCCAGTAAGCC